AATTTTGGTATGTGACCTGCAGTTTCGGTCTTTTAATAGTCGGAATATAAATACGTTCAATCATAAAATGTTCAGAGGCTAGTGTTCAGAGGTGGAAATTTCGTGTTTTGGTCGTTTGACGAGTTGTAGATTGTAGGGATTCTTGTCTGGTGGTTTGTAGTTTGGGTCTTTGATAAGTTTCATGCCTCTCCATTTGCCGTAATCAACGTGGTGATGGATTCTTCCATAGCGCTGTACTATTCGGGTTACATCTGGGTGTGCGTTGTATAGCATTCTTGTGTTTCGATAGCGGTCTGGTTGATCTGCGTAGAATGCTTCGGTGTTTCCTCCTTTCATCAAGTGAGTTGTTAGTTTGTCTTGTATGAACGCATAGAATTGTATTGTTGCCCAGCCTTTCTTTAACATATCGAGGCTTAAGATTGTGTCCTCGTTGTGTCTGCCACGCCATCTCATCGGTAGATCATTTCGGATAAGGTTGCATGAGTAGACCCTTGTTCCCACGATGAACGGCGGTCTTTTCGTTCTGCTTGGGGCGAACATCCAATAATGTGGACCTAGCGTTCCTATGTTTGTATAGCGCAAACCGAAATCTTCCATCGCATAAAACATGGTGCCGTCACCGACTCGCAGTTTCTTATTCTTGTGAAGTCGCGCAAATATTCTAATGTTATCGTCCATTACCCAGTGCCATTTGTGTCCCTCATCGATGGAATGTTGCCATGCAAAGTTGCGTGCAGGACCAGCACCCTTTGATATGGTATCTCCGAGTTCGTCAAGGGTTTCGTATTCGTCCTGAAAAGTTTTGTCCAGTATCAACAGTTTATCTTCGCTGTAGTTTTCTCGGTATGAGTCATACTGTTGTTCTTCAACAATGATTCTGTACGGCACACCGATGCGGTCAAGTTCTGAAGGTGTTTTGGCGGTGTCTGCTCTTGACTTCGATGGTATGTATATCGGAAAACGAGGCTTCGTGGTCATGTGTTAGTCGGTTACATTAACGTAATGATGGTCTGGGTCAGCCCCTGTATGTCCGTCATGTTCCGGATACCACATGTTCGATTGCTTTGTTCTTTCAATGAGTTCGAAGAAGTCGTCTGCGTCTTTTTCAGTGGCGAAATGTATTACGGTTCTGAACGCCGACATTTTGTCTTCTTGTTCGAACTCTGGCATATCTGTCCATTCTTCGAACTGGTCAGTGCCGTCATCTTGTAAACCATTAACGAGTCGCAGTAGGTCTTCAACATAGCCGTAGTCGTAACCCATGCCTTGCAATAATTCGTCATCGGCTGAGAACTCATGCAGTAATGTTGCGAGAACGCCGTCATTGTAGTCACCGAGATCAGATGTGCGGTTATCAGCGAGCAGTATTCGCAAAGCGTGTTGGTCATCTACATCTACCCAATACACTGGCACTGTTTCCAAACCAAGTTCCTTCGCCGCTATGAGTCGATGGTTACCAGCTAGAACATGCTTGGTTGTTTTCTGAGCTACAAGCGTACCCCACCAACCGTTGGTTTCTATGCTTCGTTTTATTGCATCTATGTTACCGACTCTCGGATTCGCTGGGTGAACAACGAGGTCATTCACGTTTACGGTTTCGACTTCGGCATTGGTTTCAATTACTGTTTCTTTGTCTTTGTTAAAAAGTGGCATGACAGAAGTTTAATAGGAGCTTGTGACGTAAGCAAACATTTACAAGAAATGTGTAAGATAATGTTTACTTTCTGAAAGAGTCCTGATACGATGTACATATGGAACAAACACTAAACAACGAAAGGACAAATTCCATGAATTTAGAAACAGAAACAATCCAAGCCAAAGATTTACAAATAGGAATGTACACAGAGTTTGGAAAACTTGTTGAAGTAATTGACGAAGGTGAAACCATGTGGATAGCAACAAGAGTTCTACAGTTTGACATCAAAAAGAATAAGCCAGTTGAAATAAGAGTGAATCTCTAAATAAATAAAACAACGAAAGGAAGAAATTATGGGAAACAGAAACAGCATAGTCATCCAAGAACAGGATGCCTACGGAGTGGATGCGAATCCGCTTTACTTATACAGTCACTGGCATGGTCAAGAACTTGACCAAGTAGTGGCGACAGCATTGAATCGAGGGCGATCACGCCGTAACGATTCAGCCTATTTAACAAGAATAATCGTCAGCGATTTATTGCGAGAAGATTTAGACGGAACCACAGGGTTCGGAATAAGTCAAATACCGCAAGACCATGACGACTCGAACCACATGATATTTATTAATTTCAGAACACACGGTTTAGAAATACGCCGTAACAATCAAACATACACACTCGAAGAATTTGTGGCAGAGTTCTCGGATATCGCAAAGGAGGCGATCAGATGATAACCAACACAATGCGAGTATCTATGGTCAGTGATTCACTGGTGACAGATGATGAAGGCAACGAGATGAGAAAGAAAAGGGTAGAGGTAAGGAGCAGTTATACCGAATCAGCTGATGCCGTAACCATAAAACTAGGATTTGAAGATGGGGTTTACCCTCATTATTCGCAGACCGAACTCGTAATCTCCGAACATCACATTACACCGGAAGAAATCGCAGACGGTGTTACGTTCATTGACCAACTAATCGATGGGTTACTGAGAGAAAAAGACAACCTCATTAATACTTACTGCCAAGAAGAAATAGAGAAGGAGATTGCATGAGCAAAAAAATAAACGTATTAGAAATCATAATGACAGAGGAGGCTGTAGACGATAAAGACATCGGTAACGATATCAGCAACCTTATTCAGCTAATCGAAAGCAAAGGATTTCTACTACAACATCGTGAAGGTATAGCGGAAGCAATAGACGCTAACCCAATCAACATCGATGAGGATGAAAGTTCGGTATAAAGCATGAATGTTCCCAGCATTCACGTCCTTCGGGATACGGCATGGGATGTGGTACTACCCACTGGCGCTAGTGAGAGCAATTATGAGGTAGTTAAATACAGGCAGAAACAAGTATGCCAAGCCAAATGCCACACAATAAATTAACAAATAAAGGAGAACAATGGCAGGAGACATAACAGAAGCAATAGATGACTACTGTGACCAAATGTACAATCACAACGATTGGGAATGGTTAAGTAGTACAAAGAAAAGCGAACTAGAAACTAGGTCGCACATCATCGAGGGTGATGTGGTGATATGGAGGGATTATGAGTGAAGAAATAGAAATACAACAACACACAGTCAGCTTGGTGAAACCGACAGGTTCAACCGCAGACTTAGTAGAGAACATGCAATCATATCAAGAACTGTGCGTGGCTTTACTAGACGACAACGACTGGCAAACAATACAAGGTAAACGATTCCCTAAACGTTCAGCGTGGCGCAAACTCGCCGTAGCCTACGGTGTTTCGTTCGAGATACGGTCAGCGGAAATGGTAAGAGATGATGACGGTAACCTTAAGTCAGCCATATTTATTGTTAGAGCAACAGCCCCTAACGGTAGACACAGTGACGGGTGGGGAGCCTGCTCGGTTACTGAACGCAACGCAGGTCGCAAAGCAGACCACGATATACCAGCAACGGCTGAAACAAGGGCAAAGAATCGAGCCGCCGCAGACCTATTTGGGATGGGTGAAGTTAGCGCCGAAGAAATAGACCGGAACGCAATGTACATCGGTGACGACCAGAAAGTAAAACTGCGAGACAAATTAAACCATCTAACACATGAACAGAACATGCAAGTCAAAGAATTATGGAAAGACGCTCGGTTACCTAAACTTGAGTTCCTTAACGATGAACAACTGGAGCAAGTGTATACATACATTGACAATATAGTAGACTGGCAACCTGAAGAACAGGAAGAAGCATTTTAAGTTATGAAGAAACAACGATGGCGAGCAAGAGACTACGTGGTTATCCCTCGAAGCATACTGACACAGAAAATATCACCGTCAGCTTTACGGCTATGGATAGCATTAGCAAGTTTCTGTTACGACAGTGACGAGTGTTGGCCCTCAAACAATTCGTTGCTTGAAAGAATGCCAGCCGGTACAGCATTGAACACAGTGAAAGCCGCCAAACGTGAGTTAGAAGAGAAAGGGCTAATCAAGCGTCAGCGTAGATTCATGGATGGTCGAGAAACCAGTTCCATATATTACCTCATTGCGCCGGAAGGTACAGTCATACAACCCCCCATAGAGGGTAACGAAACCATCACCCTCGAGGGTAACGAGGATGTTACACAAAATAAAACCATAAGAAATAAAAATGATATTAGGGTAATCAAAGGAGACAAAGATGCCTTCTCAGATATAGGTTACACAGGGCAAATAGCAAAGAAAGAAGAAGAACAAAAAGAAGTAATTAAGAAAACAGTTGATGGATTTATTTACGACAAGGAACAGGGCGCATGGGTCGAAGAATTACCACAACAATAATCTTTTGGTTCTTGATGACAGGAACCGCATCAGCGATGTTGATGCCAGCAATTGATTGGGAAGCAGTAGAAGAATGGACATACAGTTACGAATACGAACTGTATGAGAACTCATCGGCTGTGAACTGGTTGCAGTACTGGCTTGGAGAAGAACGTGACAGCATTTACGGACCGAACACTAATCGAGCACACAGACAGCGAGCAATGGAACTGAACATAACAGTACCGATACACGAATATACGGTGCCTGATCGTGACTTCGGACCAGACGTTGAACGATGGCGACCAGAAGTAATAACAGCAATAGCACGTTATGGTGGACCAGCGACAGATATACCGAAGTTTCTTCGGGTGATGAAGTGTGAAAGTGGTGGTGACCCAGATGCTTACAATCAAGCAAGCGGAGCATCAGGACTCATGCAACACCTTAACAATTACTTTCCGTGGCGAGCAAAGATGGCAGGTCATGATGGCGCTAGCCCATTCGACCCTATAGCAAATATTAATACTTCAGCTTGGTTACTGTATGAACACGTTGCTGGTGGTTGGAAACATTGGGTGTGCCAATGAAACGGACACCGCTTAAACGAAACACACCATTAAAGAGAACAGGGTCACTAGCCCCAATTAGCAAACGCAGAGCGAGAACACAACGACAGCGCCGAACGTTCGTCAAAGAAGAACTAGAGAACCGAAAATGGTGTGAAGCAAAAATACCGAACGTCTGCACAAGATACTCAACAGAAATACATGAACCGCATCTACGGTCACAAGGTGGTTCAATACTCGATAGGGCGAACAGTGTAGCTATCTGCAGAATGTGTCACCGTTGGGTTCACGACAATGTGGCTGAAGCAATGAAACTAGGACTGATACGGAGCGCCTATGGAACAGAATGAGAAAGTCCCACGCCGATGGGCGATAGATGACATGGTGCGACCATTCACGATGAACAAAGAACGCACAATGCATTACTACACAAGGGCGAAAGAAGTCAAAGCAGTACGAGAACGCTTTGCTTGGTTAGCGTTATCAAAGAAAATACCGAAACTTGAATACGTCAGTATTGATATTGTGCCGCTAGTGGTGAATCTGAAACAGTCAGCAGACCCAGCCGCAGTATACCCAACAGCAAAAGCCGCTATCGATGGTTTAGTTGACGCAAACATTCTTGATGACGACAATGACAAATACATTGAAAGCATCACGTTTTGGAAATCCGTGAAGTGGAAAGATGACGGACTCCGATTAGTAATAACCGACCTTAAATCAAAGGAGAATATCTAATGGTCGAAGCAGTAAAAACAAACACAACACAACTACAAGAAACACAAAGCAAACTAACCGAGTTAATGAATGAACGCAGACGCATTTGGTTTGAATGTTGGAAGAACAAAAAACTAACTCAAACACAGATAGCAGAACTGTGTGGTGTGACTCGTCAAACGGTGATTATTGAAATAAGAAAATATGAAAAGAATATGTAAGATAATGTTTACTTTCTGAAAAAGTCCTGATATGGTATACCTATGGAACAAAATACTACGAAAGGAAAATCCATGACCATAGAACAAATAACCAAGCTATTTAACAACCTTGCAGATCACTACGAGATAATCTACCCAACAGTAGACGACACACCCAGAGAAGATGCAATAGCAATTCTTAAAAAACTGGGAAAAGCAAACGCAGAATATAGCAAGACAATTTTCGATGCCCAATTTGATAAAGACACCGACGATGAAGTATTCAAAGCATATGAACGGTGCGCCGGAGTTTACACAAACATCAAAAACGATTTCGTAATCACCAAAGAAGAACTAGCCTAAGCAAGTCTCATATAAACAACTACAACGAAAGGATAAATTATGGCACTATCAGATGAACAGATAGAAGAAATAGCAGATGGGTTCTACACCGACCTTGGAGAAATGGTGGAGAACACAATGAAAGACCACAGCGAAACCGATTACCTCAAAGTTTTATGGAACATAGAAGGTCGGTTAGCTTGGGCTGGCGAACGCATCGAAGAGATGAAAAGAAAGGAACACCATGCTTAACGGATTACATTGGGGATACGCAGTCGAGTTAATCTTCTTCACTGGTTCCCTACTCTACATAATGAACATGTGGTTAGAAGAAGAAGGAGTGGAGCTATGAGCGACAACGAAGAAAACAAACTTTTCGAAATAGAACATTACGGTGAAGCAGATGAACGTGGCGAGTTCAAAACCAAATTTACCCTAATCGGTTTCACAGAAGAACAAGAAAAGGGTTTCCATGAACAGCTAGAAAGAGAAACAAACGCCTTAATGGGACAACGAGAAGAAGAACAATGGAAACGAGAGGGGCAACAATGTTGAAAGGGTTAACGAAGAAAGAAACACAACAACTATTACTGAACAGTAAAGAGTCAGCCGCACATCATGGAGGTATCGACCATAAACCAGTCGTCAAATACTTTTACATGCAAGCAACGTGGCTCATCACTGAACTAGACGAGAACGGGCAAGGATTCGCCCTCTGTGATCTCGGAGCAGGATTCCCAGAACTTGGTTACATAGACGCAGAAGAATTAAACAACTGCCGATCATGGGGCGGTATTCAGAAAGACAAATATTTCGAAGCCGACAGAACCATAGGAGAATACGCAAAGAAAGCACGAAACGAAGGTCGCATTTATGCCTGAAACATATACACGAACTTATTTACCTACTGAACCACTCGACCAGTATTTTGATGACAGGAACCTCCCCAACAATGATCGGATACGAGCAGAAGCACTCGGCATCTCAAGAGACAGCTACGTTAAGTTGTTACAACGTGGTCGAATAAATTGGGTTATGGCTGACCGTTACGCCGTTAATCTTGGGGCGCACCCAGCTTTGATATGGGATAACTGGTACAAAATAATTAGATAAATATGTAAGATAATGTTTACTTTCTGAAAAAGTCCTGATATGGTGAACCTATGGAACAAAATACTACGAAAGGAAAATCCATGAACACACAAATAATTTATTACAAATTAATTATTAACGTAAAGAAAAACATAGAGGCAGTAAAGAACCTTCGCCCAGAGTTTAACGAAACAGATCTAAAGTATCTAACCGTTAAGCAAGAGCAAGTTAATAGAAAGAATCAAATCCGAGAACTACAAGCAGAACTTAATAAATTACAAGCAGATGCAGAGCATTCAAGAAGGCAAATGAAGTTCCTTCGAGGAGAAGTTGATAGCATCCGAGATCTCGAAGAAGTCTTAACAGAACTTAATGGCGAAGGGTGGAGCGAGTAAGAAAGACTCTCAGAAGAAGCCCTCACTTCGGTGGGGGCTTTCTTTATTTTTAACGTTTACCCCCATCGTAGGGAGTAGCGTGACCCAAGGAAACCATTTCGTCATTTAAGCAAGCGCCATCAGCGTTTAGAATGTTGCCGAGTATGCGCCCAAATTTACCTTTCTTATCCAACTGTGTTTGCACAATAATAGTGTCACAGTTACCTAACCAATCTTCAACAAACCTTTTTGCTTCAAGACCTTTCTGCTTCTCAACCAAATCCCTTGTTCTCGATTCCGGTGCATTAATCCCAACAAACCTAATGCGTGCTTTCAGATGTAAGTCAAAGCCGAGATCAAGAACTACATCGATTGTATCTCCATCAACAACACGGTCAAGTTCCGCTCGGTAATGGTATAAATTATTTTTGCTCATTCTGTTTCCTTTGATGAAGGAGCAGAGTTCATTCTGAACGCCGCATCCAATTCCTCTAATGTTATTTTACCATCGTCAGCATACGCCGCCGCCAGCTTTTGCAACACAGTAGCGACAGCAGTAATCCCAGAAAGTAACGCCGCCTTGGTTGTATCTATACCGCCAATAATTGACGCCCCACCTATGACAGCCATCGCTTGATAAACGAACGTTGCGAATATCCTGCCAATGACCGTCATAATAGTGGATGCGGTTTTATTCATTCGGGTTCCGTTCTTGCCAATCTTCAATAGCTACACCCAACAGATGAGCGACTAAAGAAATTGCAGAAATGTATATACCTTTTTCTAGCGTGCTACCCGATAGTGTAATGAGAACCAAAAGTGTTCCGCCTATCGTTAGCGACAAAAACAAAATCTCTTTACTTAATCTTTGGAACATATCACCTCCTTCTGCGTACTGTTCCTGTTGATGGACCGCTACTCGGTCCGCTCATAATCTGCGTTGGTGTCGGTCGTGCTTGAATAGCAACTGCACTAACTACTGCTGTTGCCGCCACGATTGTTCGCCGTTCACCAACGGTAACGTTCTGCCCTTCTGCTTCGTAATCATCAAATGCACCACTAAACACATTAACCTCTGCTTCAAATTCTTCTTTGACTTCCTTTGGTGCCTCATTGAATATCTCTGGCGCTTTTTCAAATATCTGTTCTAATTCCTCGTCTTCTGCTTCTTCGAAGAAGTCTGTATTGTCCTCAAGTATTTCTTCCAATACATCTTCGGTTTCTAATTCTTCAATCAGTTCTTGTAACTGTTCATCATCTTCAATCAATTCTTGTATTCCTAAATCTTCCAAATCTGGGTCCGGTTCTTCCGGCTCTATTTCTTCTGGTTCTTCTTCATCAAATGGTTCTTCATTATTATCAGTTGGTTCTTCTTCCTCATCTTCGAAATCTTCAATCTCTGGTAATTCGTCAATATCTTCTTCATCATTGTTCCCTTCTAAGTCGTCAATAAACAGTTCATCAATTTCTAATTCGTCAAAGTCAAAGTCATCTGGCAGAATAAAAATAAGGTCATCGTCTGTAACATCACCATCTGGGATTAGGATGTCATCAATGTCAAAGTCAAAATCAAATTCAAAAGTCGGTGGCGGTACTGGTGTCGGAGTAGGTTGAGGTGAAGGTTCTGGCGTTGGTGCAGGTTCTGGTGGCTGAACGGGTTGTGGTGGTTCCTCTGGTTCTGGATCTTCATCTGGTGTTGGCTGAGGCGTTGGCGCAGGAGTTGGATTGGGTGTCGGCTCTGGAGTCGGAGTTGGACTGGGATCAGGTTCGGGTGTCGGTTCAGGAGTTGGTTCCGGTTCTGGTGTAGGAGTCGGGGTGGGTTCTGGTTCTTCTTCTTCCATATCCCATTCACCACCTGATACTTCAAGCGTGTACGCCCCAATGGTGTCCGCATCATAGGCTGTTGCATACAGTTCATAGTCGCCACTGTCTAAGGTCACATTAAGGTATGAGTCCCAACATAGATTTGTGCCATCGTTATGTGAGGCGCTGTCGTCATCTTCAAACAGAAGTGTCTCACCGTCATCATATAGTTTTAGGTATGGGTCAGCCGCATAAGTGTCAGTGTTTTGCCCTGTGGCATGGTCGTCACAAGTCAAACTTGTATAAGTAACTATCTCGACTACTGTTTGGTCTTCTGTGATAGTGAATGTAAAGCGTGGTCCTTCACCGTATGTGGTGATATTTATCGAACAGTCCCAACCTGTTTCTGTTGTCTCACAAGTCGTTGCTTGCGCCCTCGCAGGAGCTAACCACGCCACGATAAGTAGCACAGCCAACATGGCTCTACTGAAAACAAACAAGGGGGTAGCAGACATAACCCAATTTTACTGTAAACGGTAGCTGTTATCAGATGTCAAAAAAAAGGAAGAAATATGTAAGATAATGTTTACATTCTGAAAAAGTCCTGATATGGTATACATATGGAGCAAACGATAAACAACGAAAGGACAAGCACCATGAATTTAGAAATACAAAAAATGACAGAAGCAGAAGCCCTAATTTGGACAGCGTGGGAAAGACTAAACAGCGCAAAAGATCAAATGAGCCAAGCAGAGTTTGAAACAATGGAATACAAATTAGACGACCATGCAAATGAATACTTCGACTACCGAGGAATATGGAACGAAGCATCTATAACAAACTGGAAGAACAATCTCCAATCTTTACTCGGAACGTACGCACAAAATAAAATAGGTCGAGCAAGCGCAATCGGACACACAGTCGGACATCTAGGGCTATAAACAAGCAAATACGTCAAACTAAGCAACTAACAACGAAAGGATAAATTCCATGATTAAAGAAATAGTAAGAGTACAAGCCCAAGAACTCGAAGCCGGAATGAGCACCGAGTTTGGCAAGCTAGTCAAAGTCAGTAACTATGAGACACTGAACCGTGTGGTAGTCACAACGAACATCATGCAGTTCGATCTCAAAGCAAAACAAACAGTAGTAATTTACAACTAAAGGAGAAACTCAAATGTGGGAAACAACTTATGAATTATTAATAAATGGTCAAGTAGATCAAGAAGGGCTTTCAGAGGAAGAACTACAACACGAGATCAACGTATACCTAAGTATGGGTTTTAAGCGTGAAGCATTGACAAGCAGGGTAGAAGAATAGAAATCAATAAGACAAGGGCTGACCGGAGTAACGGACCGGCACGGAGTTCACGACTCAACAGCCCACGCCATAAAAATAAAACAACGAAAGGATAAACTTATGGATAAATGCCCTACATGTCAGCGACCTTACAAGAAGTTGGCGAACCATGAACGAGCCAGAAGCAACGCTGGCACAGGACACGAACAGCAAGTGGCTCGATCACTTGGCGATATGGGAAAAGCGTGCAACACAATATATGAACTGCTACTGAAAGCCAAACGCATAGGTAATGGTTGGGTTAGCCGAGACAGACTAAGCCGTGAACTCAACGGCGGTGATGGTGCTAGACGAGCAAGACAACTTCGTGATGAATACGGAGTCCCTATCGAAGTAAAAATGGTTATAGATGAGAACGGTAGGCGACAAGCCTATTATCAGATAGTCGGACCAGCATACTTCGAAGCATTTCGTGCCTTCGATAGATACATGAGCGAACCCACTGATAAACCAAAAACACTTTTTCAACTAGCGCAAGAAGGAGCGTTTGATGGGTTATAAAGAAATCACCGAGTTAGAAGCAAAGAACAAGATCAAAGGATTTCTCTACGGTTACACCGATGGAAAAAATTTAACAAACGTTGATGAATGCCAAGTACATATCGACCTGCTTGTCACACTCGTGAAGTATTATGAAAACCAAATGGAACAATACTTAAGCACGAAGGACCCTTTTTAATGAGTGAAACAATTAATTGTGAAGTCAGCGACCAGTTCAAGGAGAACAACCCAGCCCAATACAATGATCTACTAAAAGCCTTAGCAGAACTTCAAGACTGCCGAGGCAGAATCAAAGAGATGAGAGAATGGGAAAAAGATGTGGTCGAACGAGTCGCAGAACTCATGCCGAATAAAGAACTATCAATCGGTGGTATTGGTTACGTCACTCGAACAGTTTCAGCGAAAAACAAATGGGATGATGACGAAGTATTTAATGTGATTTCGGCTATCGCCAAAGATACGAGAATCAAAAAGGTTGATGAAACAACTGGTGAAGTTCTCATGGTTGAAAGTGAAGCCGCCGCAGTACGCAGACTGATCGAGAAGTGTGCCAAAGTTAGTTACTGGCGCAAGACAGACCTCACAGAAATCGGTGTGGATACAGACGAGTATTGTGCAACAACATGGGGGAAGCCATCAGTTAGGATACAATAGATAAGAACATAGTGGCGTAGGGTTACCTTTCGTACCTACGTCACATCAGCTAGGGGTAGTTTGTTCCATAAATTTACAACCCCTAGCGCCCACCCCTCACCGTTTTTCATGGGCGGTGAGGGGTTTTTTTGTTTCAAAAGAAATTAAATAAATATGTAAGATAATGTTTACTTTCTGAAATAATCCAGTTATGGTGAACCTATGGAACAAAAACTAACGAAAGGAAAATCCATGAACACACAAGAAATAATCAAAGAAGCAAAAAGATTAGGGAGAGCCTTCGCCTCAACGGATGAAGTTCAAGACAGAGCATTAGAACTTGAGCAAGAAACCGGAATCACCTTCAGCGGAGGATCACCAGAACGAAGCCAAAAAGGAACACCAGCAAACATCTTCTGGGATACTTACCACATTACAAGAGCCGAAGCATACGAAGAAAGGGAAAGAACCTTCGTACCTTGGTGGGAAGTAAAACTCACAGCAGAACAGAAAACAAGAGCCAGAGAAATTGAGAACCACAGAAGGGAAGAATCACTCAACGATTACATTTGGAAATACCGTGAACGTAGCTCCTACGCAAGAAGAAACCCAGCGCCAATGAGTACGCTACACAAATGGAGCACCGAGTTTGGTCCTAATCTTCGCAAAGAACAAGACCTACGAGTGATTCTAAAAAAAGCAGGAGAACTATAACCTAAAAGTTCTTCAACCGTATGGTGGGGGAAAGTCCCCCCCATACCCCCCATTCTTCACCGTTCTCTATTGCAGTATTCAAACAATCAAGACGAACCACGCAACGGTTACAAACTTGAACAGCTTTGCGTATCTCAGCCTTATTTTTGTTGATCGGATAAAACCATTCAGTAGGCAACCCACGACAAGCGGCAAGTAAATGCCAGTCCTTGAGAATTACTTTTTGGTTTTCGATTTTGGGGAAGCCTTCTTTGCTGGGGCTTTTTTTGCTGGGGCTTTCTTCGCTGTGGTTTTCTTTTTCGCTGGTGCTTTTTTCTTAGGCTGTAACTTCGCCCATGTTGCTTCATCAGCTACGCCGGTAACGTCTAACCCATTGTCGTTTTGAAACTTCGCCAATGCTAGATCGGTTCCCCTCGCAAATCTGCCATCAACATATAAACTTGCACCGTGTTCATTCAATGCTGTTTGTAATTCTCGAACGCCTTTGGCATCAGCGTTATTTGTTCTTGATAAATTCGTGTTTGGCATTTCTTCTCCTATTCGTACAAGAGTTCATCGCCGTCTTCGGGCAATGGTTGTTTCTGTCGTATTACGGATGCTGTCTCATCACCGATTGGTGCAAGAGTACATAGCGCCCCTTTGATTACGGATATAGCCGCTGGTAATCCACCGAGTGCCGCCATCTTCAACGTTGATAACCCACCCATGTCTACGCCTAAACCAGACGCACTCAACAAGCCGAGAAAGGTTTGCACATATGTGAACAAAGCCCTTTCAACAATATCCATGAACTGTTCTTTGTTTAATCTCATTCTGCTCCTATTTAAGTAAACGGTTCCAAGTGTTACGCCCTACAATGCCATCAACAACTAAACCATTGGCTCGTTGATATGTTCGCACCGCTCTGTCGGTTTTTCTACCGAAGATACCATCGGGGTATCCGCACTTATAACCTTTCGATGCTAGTCGTTCTTGTATAACCTTTACTGCTGAACTACGGCTACCCCTACGCAACGGTCTTCTGGCTACTTGCTCACCTAATGTTGCAAGCGCCGCCGCCACTCCCTTGAGATCAACCTTTTGTTTCTTCGCTGTTTTGGTTTCGGTCTTTTCGCCTTTCATTGCTGGTGCTTGAAAGATACCGTTGCTGTTTCGCCACTGATAGTGCCACGGTTCGTATTGAGGTCGGAAAACTGTTTGACAGACACCGTATTCTTTTGCGATTGGCACAAACTTCGCCCAAGTCAAGCCACCTGATAGTCGAATATCAACAGCGTGCCCATAATTATCGAATGGTTGTTGCATATGCCATGACCCTTGAAAAGAACCACCGCCAAATTTACGATGAGGGTTCGCCGCTAAATTAAAATGCCCATACCCTGCTTTACCTTTGAGTTTATTTTGGTAGCCGTTCCAGAAATATAACTGGTCGGCGAAAGAACGCACACCGGAAACTATCTTGGCTCGCCCTTGTATTGTCGGTTCGTTATTCAGTAAAGCCGATAGGCGTGCCTTGAATGTTGGGTGCAGTAAATCTACACGCACACGCTTGCTAGTTGTAGGAAGGTTATCCACATGTAAAGAATAGGGCAGAAATATGCTGTTTTCAAGCAACAAAGAAAATATAGAAATATGTAAGATAATGTTTACTTTTACCAAAAGTCCTGATAGGTTATACATATGGAACAAACACTAAACAACGAAAGGACAAATTCCATGAGTAAATTTAGAGAAACACAAACACGGAAATATCGTAGATTAATGAGAAAGTCTGCCGAATCACGCAAAGTTCGGAGCATCTTCGAACGATATCACACATACATCAGTGCAACTGAAGGTAGGGAATACTGCCAAGAAATTCCAACCGAAATCCACGTAGTAATACAAGACGAGTGGGACGGCGGAATTTTAGATATCACGCTTAATGCAGAAATGATTGCTGAAATTGTAAAACTTGACAAAGCCATCAAGAAAGATGGCGGTTACTCCCGACCAGCAGAAAGCTAAGGAAAAATAATGAACAAGCCAATTAAACTAAACACAGAAGAACATGACTCATTCATCCGAAAGATGGAAGATGAAAGTGTAAGGCTAACAATAGAAACAGATGAAGGTTGCTTTGAGATAAACATAAGCCCTGAAACTGTCAGAGACATAAAGACAGCCTGAAACAAAGCGACCCCTCACTTCGGTGGGGGGTTTCTTTATGTTCTCAAACACTTACCTCATCGGGCAGTTCAACCTCAATTCGTGACGCTTGACCACCTATCGAATAGCCACGCAGTTCACCAGCCTTCACAAGATTCCAAGCCCAATCTTCCCAGATAACCCCCATAAAAGGTGTATCCGCTGGGAACTGATACTTGGTAACACCTTCATTCGGCACCATCAAAGAAGTTTCAATCGGCATGGGCCATGTCAATACTTCTACCATTTCTCCGGCTACTTTATCGCTGTGCTGTAGAAAGATTCGGCGATCACCTTTACGCACCCAATCCCAGATGGCTTTCTGTAGCTCATCGGCTTCGATAGTTTCACCGTGTGCATCTTCGAAGTTAGGTACATACACTGGTCCCATCGTGTACCGTTGTTCTGCTTTCAGAACTGTGGTCAAACTAACATCTGTACTTGCTTGTTTAGCAGTAGGGTGTGACAATCGCGCAAAGATTTCTTCACTGGTTAATTGTTTCACCAAGTTGGTTGGGTCGTTCTTCAATGCTTTGGTTGTGGCTTCATACGCAAGTTCCAAATCTTCGATCTCCATTTCCTTCAACATTTTGGCGAATGACTCTATCTGCTGTAAGCGTTCTCCGGCTCGTTCTTGAGATATGTAACAACCGAAGTTTCTCGTACCGTCTTTTGATCTGACACAATATTGTCCATCTTCCATCACGATTTCTTTGCTGTAATCCTCATAACCTTTTTCTTCTTCATCATCGTGGTATGGTTTCTCAACTTCCATTGATTGGTTCGGATTCTCCATAAGGTGATGTTCTAAACCATGAATGATCTCCATTGTTTTGGCTCGCAGTTCATGTGCGCCTTCGAACCGATACGACATCATTGACGAGTAAGCCATCAATAAGTGGTCCATTGCGTTGCGTGCTTTATCATATTCGTACATTTCTTTTTTACTCCGTTGTCTCATAATTTGATTTCTGTATTTTTCTGCCCATGTGCGACCACTGTTCCCTCCCCACAATTCGTGAGCAACTCTCCCTGCCGATGGGTAGCCTTTTTCGCCACGTTCAAAGCCTTCTGCTTGTGCATCAACCGCATGTCGGCTGAAGAAAGAGTGCATACGGAGAACAGTATCTTCGGATAATTCTTTACCGTTGGCGATGTCTCTTGCTCTAGCGACACCGACTGCTGTTCCACCTCTGCCGAACTCACGGCGCATTTCCAAGCCTCGTTTGGCTGACGCAACCATGCCTTGCGTTGGCTTGTAACTTGCTTTGGTTACGGCTTTCTTTGTTGATTGAGGGTGACCTTTGGGTAAAAGGTCTTGGTCGAATTTGCCGCCACGAAACCTGCCTGTTCTCAGAACATACAAGAAACTATTAACCCGAGCATACGCCCACTGGTCTGCTCCGGTGACGGTGGGTCTATCCGCTCGGCTCGGTGGGTTCGTTCGATACGCACCAACGCCACGCCTAAAGACTGCTTCAAGCATACGAATATTGGCACGTTTGGTTTTGCTGTCTCCATATTTCTCGTTGTGTTCTTCAACCTTTCGTTCTAGGGCTTCACGAACACGTGCAGATACTTGCTTTTCAACCATTACCGTAGGTTACCATTTGTACCGTTGTTTTTCAGAACAAAAGAAATTTAAGAAAAAACCAAGAAATATGTAAGATAATGTTTACTTTTACCAAAAAGCCAGTTAAGGTGAACATATGGAACAAACACTAAACAACGAAAGGATAAATTCCATGGAACAAGAAATAATAAAACAAACCCTCGATAGTGAAGGAAACCAAACTCACTACGGGAGAGCAGTAACCACAGTAGATGGCAGAAACAGAGTAATTTACAACACCATGACAACCGGAGTGGCTGCCCTCGATGAAGAGGATTACTTTACCTCAAACAGTATTACCGTACAAGGAACCAATAAAGATGGTGACTTGAGAATTAGAGCACATCAAAATCTAGTAATCACAGAAGATGAATGGGATCACGGATTTAGCACTACTCAAAGTCTGGTAATCACAAGAGAAGATGCAAAGTCACTTATCAAAGCACTAACAAGCTACCTCTAAAATTAGCAAAGGAACCCCTCATCGAAAGATGAGGGGTTTCTTATTGTTCGTTGATTGCTTTACAGCGAATACAGGCGACTCTGTAGGGCGTTGTTATCTTTTCAGCGAATAATCTACCACATTTTGTACAGCGTGCGTTAAACAGTGTTTTTGGCGCCTCTGAGGGCATTTCTGCGTAGGGGTCTATACCGCTTTGACTATCAGATAGTTGCACGCAATAACCACTCTTTCTTGTGTGTCTCTTTCAAGGGCGAACGGTGACTGCGTAGCCTCAATTTTAAGGTACAGCGTGCTAGTTAATGTTTGGTTATCCACAGCGGTGAGGCTTTTGAAGATATCGACACCCAATGCTTCAGCCGTGACATAGGCGCCAGCCCTCGATAGAACTTGTAGACCCTGTGTCTCAACCGGAGGAAAACTTGTACCGAATGTATCCGTTGGTGCAACGCCAGCGGTTTGAACTAAACCAACACAAGTATCGGGTGAATCAGGTAAACGACCTAGAAATAAATTAGTGCCGAGTGTTAAATCTTGCGTGCTAATCGAAGCCGCCGCTAGATATGTGCCGACATCGGTTAGCATACTCATCGCAGAAACTTGTTCACTTTCTCAATAATTGTTTTTTCGAACTTTTTGCCAGCTATTTGTTTGACTGGGTATTCAAGGTATTTAGGTGACCCTTGTGTCGGTGGTTGAGTCGGTCCGGTTCCGCCTCTAGCTTTGCTCGGATGGAATAGCTTTTCGTTTTCGTGTTGAACGACTGCGTATGGAGCCGCCGCCCCTCCGTAACTGATTTCGCCTTCCGGTTGTTGGCTTCGAAGTTTCGGGTATTTCACCACGATAGAACGGCGCAGATTACCTGTATCAAACGGAACCAAATCCATTGACTGTTTCATAACGTCTGTTGTTAAATCGGTTACGGCATCGTGTACAGCATCAAGAACCTTTAAGTTAAGGTTCTCCATTTCTCGTTGTAACTGTTCAAGGTTTTGGATTTCTATTTTCATGGTCGCCGCCCGATGAATAAAACCAAACCGACTTGCCCTAATGCGTCACTTCGAATATCGACTTTGGTTATTGGTCGAGTTGCTGAGATCGGTGCCGGTAGTGTTACTTGGTCATCTATTTCCATAGTTAATGTTTGATCGGGTATGTACACGACATAATCGCACCGTTCAAGGTCTTCGCTGGTGTCACGTTCAGCTTGTGTGACTCTGCGAACATAGGCAGGATAGGCAGTAGCGCCACCACTGTATGACCTTTCACCGTAACTATTAACAGTTGATGACGTTCGAATACTAACCGAAGTCGGTGTCATATTGACTTTCAAGTCGGTAGCAAAGACGGCTGATGGACTGGCACCTGTCACGATGCCCACCCATCATCAAGCATGTCTGCTGGTGCTTGAGCTGGTCCAGCCCCCCAATCTGAAGTGTTCGCAAATTGACCGGACCTGAAGAATGGTTTGACTAAATCTGAATTGTCCAAATCCAATTCTTTATCGCTTATTGTTATGCCACCAGCATACGGTGTTGGTGTGCCACCTTCTTGAGCCGCCAACGTTAATAATTCTCTGGCTTGTTCTCTAGCGCCTTTTGCTTTCTGCGACATACTTACACGCATATCACCTACGGCTTGATCGGCTAGTCTTGAGAACTTCGAAGCAATGGTAACCATGCAACGGTACGCAACGGTGTAAATGGCATCTGTTGATGTTGTACTGCCACTGATCTGTTTATTAACCCAACTAATTTCTTCGTTGGCTAATAACTGGTCATTTGTGTCTGTGTCACCAACCAGAAATCGAATGCTATCCAAAGCACTTGAATCTGGGTCACCGCTGTAACTCCACGTCATCATTGCTCCCTATAAAAAAGTTGGTGAGGGTCGGAGAACACCCAAACCCTCACCAAGCCTTTGCTCACTTATCAGCTTACGCAGTTAGAGAAGAAATAACCGAGTGCACTTGAAACTACTTTGTAGCTCCATGCGGATTCGATTTCTATCCTATCTGCTCGCAATGAATCCATTCTGAATCTACTGATTGCTGTGTTAGTTCCTATCCCACCGGATTGGGCTAGCCCTGTCCATGAGAAATTATAACCAGCGGATGGTGCCATGATTCCAGCGTTTGGTGCAACGTAGGCTAGCAGAGCATCTTTATCGCCAATTTGTGCGTATGATGCGCTTGCGCCTTCAGCCGCACTATTTTTGATTCCACCCATGACAAGCACTCGTTCAACACCAAGAACGGAAGCCAAAAGGTCTTCTGTGATTGATGATGAAGATGTGTACTTGTATCGGTCAACGATGTCAGCATGATTTTTGAGAATACTAAATACTGCGTAAGACATAACCATCACGTTTGGCTTGTAACCTGTGTTGGTTAGTACAGTATTTATTCCTGTTTGAACATTACCTATTGGGTCAGAACCTGATGCCGCACTCCATAGGGTAGATGGTGTGCTATCGGTTCCCCAGATTGATGTTCCAAAGTATTTGCTAGCCCAGTCAATTTCTTGACGAAGTAGCATTTGCTGTGTAAGGAATCGGGTTGCGTCTTGGTCTGGTGACAAAGGTGCATCGCTGTTAGCTCGAACTTGATCTCCAATATCTTTATGGAGGGCATATACGAGTGCGCTGTAGCTGTCAGTGCTAAGACCGTATCCGGTTCCTGCTGACTCTGTTCCGTCTGCTCGTAATTCAACGGCATCTCGGAAGAAGTCTGCTTGTGTGTATGTGTAATAAAGATCACTTTGTTTCTGAACTGGTACTGTCGGAAAGACTTTACCGGCTACGAAGTGGTCTTGGTCCTGCATGTATGCAATCGACATATTTGTCAATACTGCGTCTACATGTACATCTGATGTTGTTGGTGATGGCATGGTTAAGCTCCTCTACCGTTTGTTACGTTAACGTAAGCCGCCAAAATGTTCCCAGCCGCACCAGCCTCGATAGCTTGACCGCAAACGTGTACGGTTGTTTCTGAACCGAGTGTTATTGGTTGTGCTTGTCCGTCTGCTGAAGTTCCAATAACATCGCCTGCCGCCAATGTGGCGTCAGCAGAAATCTTGGAAACTCCGAATACACGAACAATTGCTTGTTCCCCTGATGCTGGTTTGTTCTGAAGTACACCGATTGGTTTATCGGTTACTGCCGCACAAACATTTACAGTGGTGGAACTTGCCAGCTTTACAAAATAATATTGTTTTGATGACAGATCAGCGGCGGCTGTGAAGAAGCCGAGATCTGTTCCTACTGATTCGTATGCCATTGTTAGGCTCCTCTCTGTTCAGCTACATAGGCGCTGTACAGTTCTGGTTGGTCTACGGCTACTTTTGATATTCCTTCTGCAAGGCTACCTACGGTTCCATTCTCGACCATTGATTTTGCAATGGCTTCGATCTGTCCGTAAGCGTCATCTGCTTCTGGGCTACCGTCTGAGCCTACTTCTTTAAGAATGCCAGCCTCGCCTAATGCGATAGCTACGGCATCCAGTATGTGTTCAACCTTTTCGGTTGATTCTGCGTCAGCGGTTCGAAGTGATCGAAGAACTGGTGCAAATTCTACTGGGTCAAGTTGCGGTACTACTGCCCATTTTTGGGAGTCACGCACAGCTTTTTCCATTTCTGCATCTTCTTTCATCTTTGCGACTACAGCTTTTGCATCCTCTAGTTCCTTGCGGACGTCTTCGAGTTCTTTAATTACTGGTGCCTCATCAATGATAGTTTCTTCAATGACCTCGACCTCTGTGTCAGTGGTTTCTGTTTCCACGTTTTTCTCCAAAGGTTCGGGGACTGTTTCTGTTATGGCATCTATTAACGCCGATTCAAGTTCGTTATCACTTGATTTAATAACCGCCCATCCTTCATGCAATGAGGCTGGGTGATCAACGCCAGATATTTCCTTGAGGGATAATCCGGTCAGCTTTTTAACACGCCGTTTGAATAAATTAGCCATGCTGTGAGCATAACGGATATTTGTAGCTGTGTCAGACGTTACAAAAAAATATAGAAATATGTAAGATAATGTTTACTTTCTGAAATAATCCAGTTATGGTGAACCTATGGAACAAACTAACACGAAAGGAAAATCCATGAATTATGAAACACACATCAAGACATCAGGTATATACCGGATGCAAACACAAGACGGACAGTTCATGAAAGGACAGTTCATTCTTGAAAGTATGGGCAGAAACGGTGCATACGTAGTAGCAAAATTCGTAACAGAAGTTGATTACGAAATGGTTTACATAAACGTTGAAGGAAAAACTTTTCACAAAAGCGAAGGAGAATTTTACAGTTTCTTAAACGCAAACATTGACAACGAAGTATTCAACAAAGCCACATTCACCGTTACAGGAAATATCACTAGCCCCGAATGGACATTAACACTCGGCTAATAACCTAAACAAAGCGACCCCTCATCGAAAGATGGGGGGTTTCTTTCTTTTTCTAACTCGGTGGGTCTGGAAAGTTTGCGGTGTCTGCCGGTGTCCACCCAGCAGGAAAGTCTCTTAACTGTTGCCGGTATGTTGCCCACTCTGTTTTCTTCTGAGTTGATAGTGGGCTGTCTGCCATTTGTGTCCAGTCAGATTGCGCTAAAAGAATGTCTCGCCATTGTCGCATTCGTTCAAGTAAAAAACTTTCCGGTATTTCTTCGGCGTCAAATTCTGTGCGTAAATTTTTCATGATCCGACCCTGTATAAAATTTGTGCTGTCAAACTGTCACCACTAGACCAATCCATAGGCGTAGTAGCCGTTACGCCCTGTGAATATGTGACGGTTGAGGACGTGCCACCAAAAAAGCCATAGAAACTACACGCTGTTGTACTCACTACAACTGCGTGACCATTGTGTAGTTTTCCTGCTGAAGTGTCGTGATACCAACATGTACCAGCCATTTGCCAGTGATCATAATATGCGTTGTCAGGTAATGTCAGCTGTACTGTTCCTGTAACATCACTTGTGCTACCTAGCAAAAATTTTACTTGTAATAACATCATGTCATTAACCCGCATTTTTGCGCCATTTAGTGTACCGTTGCCAAGTGTTGTGTTCGTAAAGGATGGCGTGAATGATTCATTTTCGCCTATTTCGTTAAGTTGCGCCGCTGTCAGAACTTGTCCGGTGCTAAAAGGGAAACTGGTCATGCTTTTATCCTAGCCTATTATTATCTAGCAGTCCTATATTCGTATCGTCTAACTTTAACGACTGGTTATCTTCAGCGCAGTTGAGTTTATATCGGATTCTTGTTTCTGTTGGTGTGCCAGTAATTGTTCGGGCGATGATGACGCACTTGTAGGTGAGGGAACTTCCTGCGCCGGTTGGCGTGTAACTTATCTTTGCGAGATTCCATAACCCTGTTCGCATGTCTAGTAGGTCAGCAAATAGTTGCCGACTGCTTGAGTCAATGTTCTGAGCCATAGCCTCAACGGATACGAAAAGTTCCTGCGGTGTAAAGTTAGCGGTATTGTATCTGTTTACCCAAAAGTCTCCTATGAATGCTTTGTCTGTTTGTGTTGCTCCTCCAAATTTGAAGACAACGAGCTTGTCATAATTAACTGAACGAATACCTACTTGTTCTTGGCTTGTTGTGCTAGAACTTGTGTTTGGTCCTTCTCCTGTTACCGGAATGATGGCTTGTACGACTGCTTCATTAACTACTTGATCATTGTTAAACTGAACCGAAATGTCTCGAAACACGAACTTGTCTGCCGTGTCTGTTTCCGTAAACTCGTAGGTGCGGAAATGATCGGTGCTTGAAACTGTGCCTTTAGTCAGTAAGCGATTAACGTAGGCGGCATTGAGTGTCCATTTAGCTGTGCCTGAATTATACTCAGCAACGGTTGGGTAGACGATAGCTGGTCCTGCTGGTAGCACTTGGAAATTGATGTGGTCTTTGGCTGAGCCTGTTTCAAACTCATCTATCAATCCTGCGTATCCTTCTGGCACTGTTCCGGTTGCTTCCGCCGGTTTATCATTCTTCTTGTTCACAGAACTTACGGTTGAGTTCGTTGCTCCGAACTTAGGAAATGCAACAGCAGTTAATCCTGAATCGCCATTAATGATTTCTTGGCACATGGTGTCTAAATCTTTGTAAACGACTGACACATCAACTTCTTCTACTTTGTCCCTGCCTGCAAATGTCAAAGGATCAAGCAAACGGAATCGAACGGTACTCTGCACGCCGTCATCATTAAAATGTAAATCAGC